AGATGTTGAAGTTGTGTATGCAGCGTTAACTGACAACTTCTTAACCTGTGTTGTTTCGATGAATACTACGTCGTATAGACGACCGATTTCACCGAGCATGAAGTTACCTGGAGCAGCGTACTTTGTAACTTCGATGAACTCTGGGTTCGAACGAATGTCACGTGACTGCTTTGGGTGTACGAACTGTACGTATGTCTCACCTAAGCGAGGGATGTTCTTACCAGCAAGGGTAAGAGCAGCATCCTTTACAGCACCTGTTGACAACTTGTAGTTACCATCTAGGTCTGACATCTGTGTTGCTGGTGTACCTTCGTTGTACCAGTCGTTAACACCCTGTACAGATGAGCGGTCGTAACCGAACACTGCTGATGTTGCTGCTGATAGTGTGTTACGAGCCTGTACATCTAGGTACTGCGCCATGTGGCGGCCTAGAAGACGTGATGCTGACGCCATAACATCATCAAATGATGCGTTAAGAAGTAGTTCAGAAACTGCTACTGCGTAGCCGTGTTCTGCAACTGTAATTGCGATCTGCTCTGCTGTTAGAGCGTTGGTTGTCATACGAACACCTTCAGTTAGAGGTGTTGGATCGATACCAAAGTTCTTGTAACGGAGGAAGTTAACGCGGAGACCAGGTGCTACACCTAGTTCTGTCTTCTTAACTGCGAATTGCTCGAAGCGAAGAATTGGCATTGCCTGGAACAAGATTTCCTTGCTCCAGATTGTTTGAATTGCTTGGTTCAAAGATGAGTTTGAACCTGAGTACGCTGTAGGCGCTCCTGCGAGTTGCCCAGTACCTGTAATTGCACTTGCCATTTAGGTCAAGTCCTTTCTTAATTGGTTAGTTGGAAGGGATTACTGATCGAACAGTCCCTGACCACGATTGCTGGCTGCAGTGCCAAGTAGTTTGGCTCTTTGTTTCGCATAGTCGGCCATTGTCATGTCCCGAATTGCATCGGGTGTATACGATTGTTGTGACGAGTCATTATCGAGGGGTCCTGAGGCAGGTGCGGTAATTCGAGTACCTGCCATTTGTTGCTTCGCATTCTGCATGGCTGCTTGTGCAGACTGCAAGATGCTTGAAGACTTTTCTTTGAGAGTAGCGATGCTGCTCTCAATTTCATCGGGAGTATTACCTTGAATCAGATCAATTAATTCAGGAACAATACTGTCACGTTCTTGTTCCAGACGATCTTGACGGTAATTCATTAGTTCTTGGAACCTGCGCTCTTGCTCTAGTAGAGCAAATGCACGTTCTCTTTCAAGACGTTCGTTCTCTAGTTGAGAATTAAATTCTTGCTCCTTCTTTGCGAGGAGTTCTTTGAACGATAGTTCACTTTCTTCTTCTTGCTTACGCTTTGCCTCTGCCTCTTTCTCAAGAGCAACACGAAGGTTTTCACGCTCTGCTTCTTTGGCTGCGGCTTCTTCAGCACGCACCTTTGCAGCCGCAAGTTCTTCTTTCATCTTTTCCATTTGAGGATATAACTTTGCCTTTTCTTGCTCACGAGCCTTTGCAATGTCATCTGCGGTATACACAGAACTCACCTCATTCTGAAAAACTTCTTGTGCTGTCACTGCTTCCGCTAGTTGCGGAGACAATAAGTCAGCGGTTTCTACTTGGTTTTCCATAGTAATCACCTATATTTTCTATGTCTTTGTCCGAATGCCTTTCGGCGTGCCACTGGGTTTTGTTACGAGATAATTGCATTACATTTCAACACAAATGTCTCGTTATACTCTGATTTTTTATCAGAATCTTCTATTCCTTATCGACCGTTCTGCGCTGTGGGAGTTTAGTTCCGTAGGCATCGGTGACAAGTTTGTTACGTAACTCAGCCTCAGCCTGGACTTCGATTCCCTTAGTCTCTTGGCTTGCTGCGTTCTGTGGGTTGGCTGGATCTTGTGGTCCTAGCATTCCGTCACCCATAACGTCGCCATCGCCTAGTGGCATTGGCTGCATTGGGATAGCAGAGTTTCCATCAGGTCCTGGCATCATGCCAGTCATGTCCATGATCTGCTTCTGGATCTGAATCTTAACAAGTTGTAGAGCGCCATCTGCTTCAGCGTCAGAGATCAACTCTTGACGAATCTCCTCTAACTTCTCCTCTGGGAATTCCTCGCCAAGAGTACGAAGTGCACCTTCCTTAGACTCAAGACCCATACCCAACTTAGTCTGGATTTCGTTGAGTGCAATCAACTTATCAAGAGGCAGTGGTTGTGGGAAGTGAGCATAGTTCATGTACGAGATAGGATCATTAGGGTCAAGTTGTGGTAACTGACCAGGCTTGATTGGCCCATCAAAGTCTGGGTTGTACAACATCGTCTCTGGCTCTTTGAGGTAGAGAGTACGAAGTGCTAACTCATTGATTCTTTCAATACCTTTTCCATACTGGGCTATCTTCTGTGAGTAGCGGTTCATTAATGGTTGATACTGAATAGAAAGTGCAACACCTGAAGTGTTAGAGATTGCTTGAACTTGTCCCAGTGCGGTTTCTGGGATGTTCATAATTTCGTGCATTGAGCGCTTTAGAAGTTCGAGATACTTCAAAGCACCATCAATACCTTGGGCGCCGCCTTCAAGATTGAAGACTTGAGCATCTTTTGGAAGACCGCCCCAAACCTTCTTAGCACCCTTTTCCAAGTTAGAGGCTTTAGCACCCACGATCACCGTTACTGGTGATGCGTGGTAGTTAATGATGTCAGCGACATCAGTGCTAATTTCGTTGTATGCACGGTTGATAGTGATGATGTCGTGTGCGTCCGAGAGACCCCACGGCGATCCTGAAACAGGAACATTAGGTATGTGTACCACTGGGATTAGACCAAGTGGATTTGGACGAGAGTCAATCAACTCATCGTTAACGTATTCTTCAATAACGTCGTCAGTCAAAATTTCAGTGTAGGTAAACACTTGACGTGTACCTTCTAGTGATGTTCCCCAGAAACGATACTTCTGCTTAAAACGCAATAGGCGTGTGCGATCGTGTGGGTGGAACTCAGGGAAACAGAAAGAGGAGTTCATTGGCAAGATACGAACACGACCAGGATGGAAGTGACCAGCAGAGTCTGTCCATGGCTCTTCGTATGCGACCTTTACAAATACGTCGCCTGTAATTCCGCCTTGCTGTCCAATCTCAAGTAGAACACGCATCTTGTCGTTGTCTACTTCCCAGATACGCTCTAAGCGGTCTGGAACAATTGCTTCTGTTGCTTTAGGTGAACGGAAATGTAGACCGTTACCAAATGTAAAACGTGAAAGGTAATCATTAAATGCACGATAGTAATTAACTGCAATCTGCATTTCGCCTTGCTCACGGCGGTAACCCCAGTGATGACCGAGGTACATCGCCCAGTTAAGTGAGTAACGATTGAGGCGGGGACCATGTACTTCAAATTCTTCGTCAGCAAGTTCTACTAAACCAAGTGGCGAAATAGAGATCGTTAAATCGCTAGACGCTGCTCTATACGACGGAGGACTAAAGTCAAGAAAGGACATTACTTCTTCTTCTTATCTTTCTTAGCGTCTTTTTTCTCTTCTAGGTGTTTTGATTTTTCTTTGTCGGCTTTTTTCTTTTCCATACCTGCACGACGTGTTGCTTCAGTGGTCTCAATAAACTGTCCACCGCTTTGTACATACTTCTTGTGCACCCATGCTGATGCGCCAGGATTTGGGTATGAGGAGTACTTAGCACGAGCCATAGCAACGATCGTTGCATACAACTTTGGGTTTGCGGGTTTTCTCATGTCTCCTCCAAGGATAGCCTAACCACCCTCACACTAGTGCAAGGGTGGGTCGGCGTACTTATTAAACTATTAGTCGTTTACGACTGTTGGTGACATACGCTGTGTACGTCCACCTGAACGAACTGCAGTCTCAAATTGAGCGCCTGAGTAGTCATTCATTGTTCCATGTGCGAACTCACCAAGATATGTTGGTGCTTCTGTCCATGATGCTGATCCAACGTGTGCACGGTCTGAAAGAGTTTCAGCCGCAGTCTTCTGCCACACTGGTGCGTTACGGTTTGGACGGCCAGGTGCTGTTGCAGAACCTGACATCATTCCTACCTGGAAATCTTCTGGCACATCTGTGTCAGTTGCTACTCCTTCTTCAAAACGTAGTGGTCCACGGCGTGTTGCGTTGCCAGACTCTTTCATTTCGTAGATCTGAGGTGCACGCTCTGGAAAGCGAGGTGCTGGTGAGATTGTCATATTTACTCCTTAAGGATGTATTGGAAAGGCCTTTTCCTAGTACATAGTTTCCACCTTTTTAGGCGGTCTATGTTGTTCAACTAGAAAAAAGGATTACTTGATGCAACAACTTCGGGCATGACCAAATCCTTAGTTAAGGAGCAAGCGATAGCCAAAGAGTCCACAAAGTCATCGTGTGCATAGGATTCGTCAGGGGCGGCAACTAAGAAGTTAGGTCCTTTGTATTGAACTTCGGCATCCACCATCTGCTGGTAAAAACGCTTCCAAGTACGAAGTCTGCGAGTTTTTGCATGGGCTGGCCATGCGAGCATCTTGCGTTGGATTAGTGCTTGAAGATGCTTCCAACGACCAGACTGCTCACTAGGGCTAGAGGTTAACGACATAACCTCTGCTCTAGGTATCAATAACTTTAGACGCTGTGCCACAGCATCTCCTACACCGTTGGCATCGACGCCAATAGCAAGGACGTCGTAGTTACTGAGGAAATTTACGATCTGGAAGTACTGCTCTTCCCAATCGTCTCCCTGCATCTCTAACCAATTAAGGACTCGGTGATCAAAATAACCAAACTCATCAGGACGATCCCAATCAACCCAAACCACAGTAACGACTGTAGAGTCAGTTTTACGAGCAGGGTCGATTCCGACAACGACTGGGGTTTTATGCCATACCTTAACCAGTTCCTGAGAAGTGTCGCCCAAGTCGTCCATAATGTTCGAAGTAACAAACATGCCTCGCTCAAGAAGCCATTTGCAGTTGTACGACATTTGAAATTCATCTGATTCCTCACC